CTGGTCCAGCGGATGACCGAGTTCTTCAAGTCCGCCGAGGGCAAAGACGCGCTGGGCGACATGGTGGAAGCGCTGAAGATGACCGCCGCCGTGATCGGCTGGGTGGTCAACGCCTTCCTGTGGCTGCTCGGCATACTCGCCGACTTCGATGACGCCATGTTCGACCTGGGCGTGGCCTTCGGCGAGGCCTACCTGGCGGTCACTGAGTTCTGGGATGGTCTGGTCGAGACGGTCAAGGACGCCGTCAACTCCGCCAAGGAGTTCCTCGGCGGCCTGGTCAAAGATGTCACCACCTTCTTTGAAGAGCTGCCGGGCAAGATCGGCGAATTCATCTCCACCGCCGTCGACTTCGTGATCGAAAAGATTAAGGCAGTCCCCGGGGCGATAGCCGAGGCGTTCGACCTCGCCCTGGACGCCCTGATCTCGAATATCGGCCTCGCGATCGCCCTGGTGATCGTGACCTTCACCGACCTGCCGGGTCAGATCATGGGTGCGTTGGAGGCGCTCGGTAACACGATCGTCGACGCGTTCAACTGGGTACTGGAGAAGCTCGGCGAGATCATCGAGTCGATCATCACCTACGTCCAGGGGCTGCCGGAGAAGATCGGCGCGTTCTTCACCCAGATCAGAGAGAAGATCGTCGAAGCCATCACCGTCGCCCTGGACTTCCTGAGTTCCCTGCCAGGCAAGATCGCCGGATACTTCCAATCGGTGAGAGACCAGGCGGTCACCAAGATCGACTCGTTCATCGAGACGGTCAGGGGCATCCCGGGGCGGGTGCTGACTGCGATCGGCGACCTGGGCAGACTCCTGTACAACGCCGGGCAGAAGGTGATCACCGGCCTGATCGACGGTATCGGCTCCCGGATCACCCAGCTGCGCGAATCGATCTCCAAGGCGGTCCAGGAGATCCGGGACCACCTGCCGTTCTCACCGGCGAAGACCGGGCCGCTGTCGGGCAGCGGCAGCCCGCAGCTGGCCGGTGCGAAGATCTCCGAGATGATCGCCAGCGGCATCGAATCCCAGCTGGACCTGATCGCCGAGGCGGCGGCCCTCGCCGCCGGGTCGACCGTCCTGCCGGGTCTGGGCCAGCCGCAGACCCCGTTCCAGGACGCGGCAGGGCCGCCCCTGGTCGGGCCGACCGGCGGCCAGCAGGGGTCCCCGCTGGCCCCGGTGGAGGCGGTCACCACCGAGCAGCCGATCTTTATCGTGCAGATCGGCGACGAGCAGATCGAGGCGTTTATCACAAAGGTGGTGCAGGAGCAGGTGGCCATCGAGACCCGCCGGGTCCTGGCCGGGATGAGGAGCTAGCGTGCCAGTCATCTCCGCGTTCACCGATCACCCCACCCGGCCATATGTGCGGCTGGAAGTCAACTGGGCCGATGTGCCCTCGGTGACCCACGCCCGGGTGCTGCGGGTCGACCCGGCCACCGGGGAGTGCGTCCCGCTGCGCCCCTACGTCTGCTACAGCGGGGATTACATCCTGCTCTCGTGTGGTCACGCGACCTTCTGGGACACCGAGGCACCGCTGGACACCCCCGTATATTACCTGACCGAGGGGCTGGACGCCCCATGCATCCCGCTGGGACTAGCGGTGCTGGACCAGTTCACCCGGGTGGTGGTCGACGGGTGGGGGTCGGCGACCAGCGGGCAGGCATGGACAGTGCTGGGCGGCACCGTCCCGGGGGACTACGATGTCAACGGCTCGGCTGGCACCCACACCTTGACCTCCGACGCCGCCAACCATTTTAGCCGGATCGAGGCCGCGTTGGTCAACACCGACAGCTCGGTCGAGGTCACCCTGCCGGTGGTGCCCCTGACCAGCTCGGTCACTGCGTGGCTGCTGGGCGCATACGTCAACAGCACCAGCCACCATGGGGCGCGGCTGGATTTCGGCCTGCTCGGGGCGACCACCCTGACCCTGGCCAAGCGGGTGGCGGGGGCGGCGACCATCCTGGCGTCGGTGGCGGTGGTGAACCACGTCGCCGGAGACACCTGGGGGGTGCGTCTGGAATCGGCGGGCGGCACCCTGAAGGCGAAGGCCTGGAACATCACCAGCGGGCAGGCGGAACCAGCCGACTGGATGGTGACCGCCGTCAACACCACGCCGCCGGGGGGCACCCAGGTTGCCCTACAGTCGCGGCGGGAGACAGGCAACACCAACGGCACGGTGGTGGTGGCCTGGGACAACCTGCGCGTGACCGGGCTGTGCCAGCCGTGTACCCCGGTAACCGAGGCCACCCCGACAGTCACCATCGCATCTGCCGGGGTGTTCTGGCTAAAAGACCCGGTGCGGCCCTGCAACGACCAACCGGTGCCGCTGTGCGCCCCCGGCGCACCCTTGACGGCGGACTGCGGGGGGACCGGGGCGATCACCTTCATCGGGATGGGCACCGAGCTGTACGCGGCCAACTCGTTCACCATGCGACCCGCCAACCGCAGGCGACCGGTCCCCAGCACCCGGCCGCGTTCGGACGCGTCGACCGCCCTGCGGCTGCAGACCACCTCGTTCGACGCCCGGGAGCAGCTGCTGGAGCTGCTGATCCCCGGGTCGCCCCTGCTGTTCCAGGGCCCGGCCGAGTACGGAATCCCGGACCGCTACATGGACATCGGCCAGGCCTCGATCGACCCGCTGGTCCCCGACCTGCGCGTCCAGATCCGGGCCGCCGCGCTCCCATATGACACGGTGGACCGCCCGGCCGGGCCGACCCAGGGCATCTGCGGTGCTCGCGTGGTCGACCTGTGCGACCTATACCCGACCTGGGCGGACCTGGCGGCTACCGGGATGACCTGGGACGACCTGGTGGCCGGGCAGGCCAGCCCGGTGTCGGCCAACCCGGACCGGCGGACCTGGGACGACGTCAACGCCGAGTTCGCCAGCTGGAACGCGGTCAACACCGGGGGCCGCACCTGGGACGGGCTGGAGGGGGGTCTCTGATGCTCCAGGACGGCCTGGACCCGATGTATCGCGCCGTACTGGCCACCGCACACCAGCCGTACTTCCTGCTGGAGGTGCTCGACGGGCGGCAGAACGTGCTGTCCGACAACCTCGCATTCGAGGGCGGCAGCCTGTCGGCCACCCTGTCCTCCCGCATCTCACGTACCTGCAGTGCGACCTTCAGCGAGGACCTGTACCCGTTCGAGCCGACCGACCTGCTCGCCCCCTACGGCAACATGCTGCGCTACACCCGGGGGGTCGAGTTCGCAGACGGCAGCAGATTCGCCTGGGTGGCTTTCGTCGGCCGCATCCAGGACGCGACCCTGGGCGGCAACGGCACCTGCACGATCCGGGCCGACGATTTCGCCGCCGACGTCCTGGAGAACAGGTTTGTTGTGCCGCAGAACGCCCAGGCGGCCAGCTCGGTCACCGACGAGGTGGTCCGGCTGATCACGGACGGGTTCCCCCAGGCCAGGTTCGGGCTGGTGGAGGACTTCCAGATCCCGGTACGGACCCGGACCTGGCAGAACGACCGGGGGCAGGCCCTGGACGAGATCGCCACCTCGGTCGGTGCCTACTGGTACCCGCAGGCCGATGGGGCGTTCGTGCTGCGCCGCTACCCGTGGACGGTCGGCACCCCGCCGGTGGTGACCTACGCCGACCGGGACCGGGACGGCACCGTCTCGGTCGCACAGGCGCGGCGCTCCCGCTCCGACGTGTTCAACAGTTTGACAGTGACCGGTGAACGGTTGAACGGTGACGCACCCGCGTACGCCCTGGTCCAGGACGCCAACCCGGATTCGATCACCTACGTGGGCGGCAACTTCGGACGCCGCCACCAGCTGCTGCGGCTGCAGACCCCGGGTAGCCAGGGGTCGGTCCAGGGGGCGGCCACCGAGAACCTGCAGCGGCTGATCTCCCCGGTCGACACTTGGTCGTGGACGATGGCGGTCGATGCGGCCCTGGAGCTGGGCGACACGGTGCGGCTGGATGTCCACGGGCGCACCGGGATCATCCAGGTGGTCGGGGGGTTCACCGTGCCGCTGGGGCTGGGCGACATGAGGGTGACCGCACGATCTCAAATCGCCAACATCTTGGAGGGGGCAGCATAGTGGTTGCACATACGATGCCGGACTGCCTGCCGTATCTCACGGCAACCGACCCGTTGTGCGTGAACACGGGGACGGTGTGCGAGCCCTCGACGGTGTGGTGCGATGCCGCCGAGATCGTGGAGGCCCGTCTCGACGAGTTCGACGGCACGGTGGGGCGGGCGTCGGACTCGGTGCCGATGGCCTGGGTGGAGACCACCACGCCGTTCATATATGTGATCGGGGACCCCACTCTGGCGATCCCGTTCGACACGGTCCGCGTGGACACCGACAACATGGTG